ATCTTTATTAACCATTCGAAGACTTACTCCTAGAGACAGTTATTTGTACCCAACGATAGACCAGATGTATCATGCATCTAATGTAATCATTCGAGCTGGTTATGAGACCTGTATGACGTTGTTACTGTGGGTATTATATGCGCGTGAGAGTATGTACACGAAATTACACGTTCTTGGATGTCAGTATTTCATTAATATTTTCAGTTGTGGTATTTGTGCACTCACTTTTTCGAAGAGGAACCCCGCTTTGAAGGAGATTTAGTTTTTGGAATTGTGACTGGTCCATTGAAATTTTTTAATAAATTATTATTCTTATTTTTCTGGTTGTACTTGAAATTTTTGGGAGCGTAGCCACCTTCACTCTGTCGCATAAAGTAGCCTCGAATCATTTCGTTACTATTATTATACATCTTATCATACTTTAAGATTTAAATCTATGATACAAGTAGTATGCAAATATTCGTGAAAACACTTACTGGAAAAACTATCACTCTTGAGGTTGAATCCTCTGACACTATCGATAACATCAAGGCTAAGATTCAAGACAAGGAAGGAATCCCTCCCGACCAACAGCGACTCATCTTCGCCGGGAAGCAGCTAGAGGATGGACGCACCCTAGCTGATTACAATATTCAAAAAGAGTCTACTCTACACCTAGTTCTGCGACTTCGCGGAGGGGCAAAGGAAAAAGAGAAGGAAAAGCCCAAGCGTAAACCTAATGCATACATGAACTTTGTCAAGAAGATGCGACCCGAGGTTGTGAAAGAGAACCCAGATCTCAGTTTCACCGACATTGGTAAGAGATTGGGTGAGATGTGGAGAGCCCTCACAGACGACGAAAAGAAAAAATATGTAAAGTAAATTATTATTTAAAAAAATGAATTATGATATACTCAATGAACGCTGAACCTTTTATAGTCGAATTAGAAGATGTATTATCTAAAGACTTTTGTAGACATTTAATTACTAAATTTGAAAATTCAAAACAAGAACATACACCTGGTCATACAAGTGAAGGGCTAAATTTGAATATAAAAAAAGGTACAGACTTATGGATGGCAAATTTCAAAGAAAATTGGCAAAAAGAAATATTAAAGTTTAATAAGATTGTTCGTGATGTATTACAATCATACAATGATCATGTTGGAGATGAAACGGGTGTAAGTTTTCATACATTATTTACTGATAGTAAAGTCTCGTATCCTCAAATTCAAAAAACAGGTGAAAATGAATATTATAACTGGCATTCAGATGGTGAACCAAGCAAAAATACTAGGGTTTTAACCTTACTTTTTTATTTGAATGATGTGGATGAAAAACAAGGTGGTGCCACCGAATTTATACACGGTAAAAGATTAGTGCAACCAAAAACTGGAAAAGTTGTTATATTTCCAGCTACGTGGTCTTATATGCATCGTGGACAAGCTGTGAAATATGGTGAAAAATATGTTATAGCTATGTTTGTGTATGAACCATCATTAACCATTATTATGCCAGAAATGTTACCATTTTCAGTTCAATGAACTTGAGGATTGGATATAAAAAAGGGAAACTGTGGCACGTCCACCATTTTAAAATTTATATTACCACTAATACTAATTCTATCTTTATCACTTGTATAAAATGGATAAACCTGATGAGATAAATGACTAGGAAAAAAACAACAATATCCATTCAGATTAGGTGACATTGGAATATCATGTGACTTTATTGTTTTAGATATACCATCAGTAAACAGGAAGCTAAAGTTGCCCCCCGGTGGGAATTTGTTATTCGTTTTCGAAAAAGGTAAATTAGCCTCATCTTTCCAATGATAAGGAATATCCATCCATATTACAAAAGAGAATATACCGTTATGGTTATGTATGGGTTGAAACTCACCTTTCTTTTGAAAGTTCACCCACATTTTTTTTACATATGGTTCTAGATCAAAATTAGTTGAACCCCTTCCGTTTTCAATTTTGTCATAAACACGACGAATTTCGTTTTTAATGTATGAACCCGAATTGTTTAAATAATTAAATATGTTTCGAATAATTAAATTTTGTGGATCATCAATGACGTATGAATGAGATATATGACCGGCTAGATCTTTCTTCGCGTTTATCTTATTTTTTTTTGCTACATCAATACATTCCCATAAATAATCAATCATATCTTTTGGTAATTTGAACAGATTTGCTACAGTTACTGGGTCTAATTCGATATTTTCTTCAATTTCTTCATCCGGTAACATGTACCACAGGCGATCTAGATAATCGGTCATCTTTTATCCTATAACTGTTATAAACTTTAAATAATAAATTACTTAAGGGATACATATAATTAATTAGTAGATGCCCCTCGGTGTCAAAAAGCTCTGTTACGATGCTTGTTTGCCTACTCGTGGTTCTGATGGTGCTGTGGGATATGATTTATATAGCTCCGAAGATGCGACTGTACCATGTCAAGCGGGGCGAGCTTTAGTCGGGACTGGTATTGCTCTCTCCATTCCTGATGGTCTATATGGGCGTGTAGCTCCCCGTTCTGGTCTAGCTGTGAAGCACTGTATCAATGTTGGCGCAGGTGTTATTGATCCAGATTATACCGGTGAAGTCAAGGTCGTCCTATTTAATCATGGTACGGAAGACTTTGAAATCAAGAAGGGTGATCGTATCGCTCAACTTATTTTGGAAAGGTGTGATACACCTATGATTAAGGAAATTGGTCTACTCGATGAGACACTCAGGGGTGATGGGGGGTTTGGATCTACAGGTCAATAAGGTCATCTTTACAGAACCATAAATCCTCTGGTCTAGGCATAAAAAGAATACCATGACTCATGACCATAGATAATTTGGCTTTGTTTACATTCGGGTAAGACCATAGTATCCACCTTTCCCAATATTCGGCCCGGAAGAAATCTTCCCAATCTTCTTTAGAACTTTCTCTAATTTTCAACATTTCTTTCTGTATCTCATACGGGTTTGTCTCTATTCGCAGCTCCTTAGGAATGATAGCACCTTTCCTAAGAAGTTGTGCGCGCATAAGTCTTGGATTACCATGGTCTGGATAGTGCTGAAAACCCTTCTCACCAAAATCAATACTTCGTTTATTTGGTAAGGTGACCCTATATTTATGTGTAATCGAAGGACTTGGTTGTAAGACGACGTGCATTATGATATCATATAAGGAATTAAAACGACAAAAAAACATGCTTGAATACACGTCATATGACGGTATCAAAATCCAAGTTGGTCAGAGTGCAAAAGAAAATGACCAACTGATAATGACGAGTGACCCTAAACACTGGTGGATGCATGTAGCTGGGTGCCCAGGTGCACATGTTGTAGTGTGCTACGAAGGAGACCAACTACCTAGAGAGACGAAAAGGGATGCTGCAGTTCTCGCAGTATATCACAGTAAGACACCAAAAACAAAGATGTCACCTGTGGATCTTGTTAGGGTTGACCAAATATCAAAGTACCAAAAGTCAACTCATGGATTGGTAAATTTGGAAGGTGAAGTTATGCAACTCACAGTTTTCATGAATAAGGAAAAACCGAGACTTGATAGATTAAAAAAAGATTAAAGATTTGTTGAATATTAATTATATGGTTGACATTTACGATAGAACTATTTTCGAGCGAAGAAATATACTCTCTGGTGAATATTGCAAAGATATTATACAAAAATATGAGAGTGATCCAAGTAAACATCAAGGAAGAGCTCTAGGTCAAAAAGAACCCGGTGGAATTGTGATGGATCATATTAGTGACATAAAAAAATGTATGGATTTACCGTTACGTAACAATGGTCCATGGGGTGAATATACAAAAAAAATTCACCTCGCTGTGAAAGAGTCACTGTTTTACTATGTAAAACATCAAGAAGAAACACATCTCGAAGAGTTTCCTGATATAAATGCTGGGTTCTACACTCATATGGGTGAGATAGAATTTACGAATCCACAAATTGCGAGATATGACCCAGGTGGATATTTTAAATGGCATAGTGATCAAGTGACAGATGGAAGGCGTTTATTGGCAGTGATTATTTATTTAAATGATATTGACGAAGAAATGGGTGGTTTCACAGAGTTTAATTCTGGTAGAAAAGTGCAACCAGAGGCGGGTAAAATTTTAATGTTTCCAACTACCCCTTGTCATGTACATAGAGGTTGTGTTGTAAAAAGTGGATGTAAATATATAATCACGATGTTTGTTAATATATCGCCATCTGTGTATGGTTCTACTCGAGAATTTATTACAGATGGACACGGTATTAAAACACTGGTACCTATAATTGACGTGTATGATAAATCGATTTATGAGTGTAAGAATGTGTGTTCACTTGATTTTTGTAACCATGTAATTCAGGCATTCAAAGATTCACCTTACAAGAGAACGGGTACAGTGGGTTCTTTTTTTAGAGGGGACGTTCGAGCGAATGTGAAAAAAAGCACTGATTTGGAAGTAGACCCGGGTCATTCGGCGGCATGGAAACATATACGTGAGGAAATGATGCATATATTTTATGAATCTTTTCATAAATATTTAAAACACATACAGATATTAGAGAAAACACATGAAGACACACAATATGCGGTTTTGACAGCGGATCTTATGGATGCTGGTCCTACATCTCCACAAATCCAACATTCAACTGAAGGTGATTTTTATCAATGGCACTCCGACCAGGATTCATCTACAACTATGATGCGTTATTTATCATTTATTTTATATCTAAACGACGTTGAAGAGGATGCCGGTGGTACAACTGAATTTAACAATGGTCGTAAAGTGAAACCGGAGGCGGGTAAAGTTTTAATATTTCCGGCTGATTTTTTTCATTTACACAGAGGTAATGTCGTAAAAAAAGGTGATAAGTATATAGCAACATCCTTTTTGGTGAGAGATTACGAATTACCACCCGCAGCACCTAGCACTGTGTTGAAAACAACAGTGAATAAAACACCTTTCATTTTTTCTTGATAACTGATATTAAATAAGGTTAATAATTCTAGACACTTGACTAATTGTGGGTACAGAAACACCAATCTTCTCTTGCATGACTCTCTTGTTCAATTCAGGTTTAACACTTGAATGTATGAATCCTGCAGCGATAGTTTTTGCGTGCCTGGACATGAGCGCGGAGGGCATATCGTGGATAAACCACAGAAAACGATTCCCCAAATAATAGTCAAGAATATCAAGAGTTTCAACCATCGATAGGGTGTGTTTCCAAATATTTTGTTGATAAGGTGTCAGTTTCAAAACTTCGCGGTCACACTTCTCAAAATCGAGGTAGGCAGAGGGTGAGTAGTTCCAAAGACGTCCGCACCAGTGTCCCGGCGTAAAAAAAGAGGCGGCGGCACGTTTCTTGTCCATGAGAGCCTTGGCGGCGGCGGCACGTTTCTTGTCCATGAGAGCCTTGGTGGCGGGGAACCTCACGCGCTTCTTCTCAACCTCGTCATTACGAAATGTTGTTTTTGAAATTGTTTCAAGTTTAGCAACTTTTTTTTTCAGTTTTCTACACTTCTTTTTCAACTTTTGATTCTGCAATACAAGTTCGGTGACACCAGATTTCACCTTGCGAACAGAATCAAGAGTTG